GGTCCGAGGAGAGGAATCAGAGGGCATCCGCGTTTGGGGATATGGTAAAATGGCCTATGAGAAGCTTTTGACTATTGTTCTTGATCCAGACTATGGAGACATTACGGACCCTGAAACTGGAAACGATCTCAAGCTTATGTATGGCAAGTTGCCTGGGGCAAGTTTTCCCCGAACTGATATTCGACCACGTCCTCGAAAGACTGTTCTCTGCGATGATGCAGTCGGCGGCGACGAACGATGCGCAGAACTTTTAGAGACGATCCCAAACTTTGATGAAATCTTTGAAAGAAAAACAACAGAAGAAGTTCAGTCAATCATGGATCAGCATTTATCAGCCAATACGGGCAATTCAGAGGTAGAAAAGTTCGGAAGTTCCACTGTAGACTCTTCAGTAGATAGTGTCGAGGCCGCGTTTAGCGATCTCCTAAGTCAATAGGGGGCACAATATATGCCTAAAGCTAAAGTAACCAAACTAAAAAAGGGCGCCCTGGATATTGACTCTATTAGGGGTATTATCAATAAAAAAGCAGGTAGAGAAGTCGCACATTCACTTCAGAGTAACAATCCAACAGAAGTAAATGAGTGGATCCCAACTGGTTCGAAGTGGCTCGATGCAATTATCTGTAAAGGTCGACCTGCAGGTATCCCCGTCGGAAAAATATCTGAGATCGCAGGCCTCCCTGGGACTGGAAAGTCGTTCCTTGCGGCACAAATCGCTGGTAACGCTCAAAAGATGGGAATTGATGTCGTGTACTTCGATTCAGAGTCTGCGATTGATCCTTCATTCATGGAACGCGCAGGTTGCGACTTGGAAAGACTCATGTATGTTCAGGCTGCATCTGTCGAGTTTGTACTCGAAACCATCGAAGAATTGCTAGCTACTGGCAATAAATGGCTTTTTATTTGGGACTCTTTGGCGCTAACGCCATCGATTTCCGATGTTGAAGGAGATTTCAATCCCCAGTCCTCTATGGCAGTAAAGCCTAGAATTTTGGCTAAGGGAATGTCTAAGCTAACTATCCCTATCGCTGATGCAAACGCTACCTTTCTGGTCCTGAATCAGTTAAAAACTAACTTAGGAGCAAGAACACCGGCCCAGGCTATGACTGAGCCGTATACCACTCCAGGTGGAAAGGCTATGATCTATGCTTATTCCCTTCGTGTGTGGCTCACTGCAAGAAAAGCTAAGGCCAGCTTCATCGTTGATGACAATGGTTTCCGCATTGGGTCTGAGGTGAAGGTAAAATTGGAAAAGTCTCGTTTCGGGACTCACGGCCGAACCTGTAACTTCAAGATCCTGTGGGGGGATGATGCCGTTGGTGTTCAAGATGAAGAAAGCTGGTTCGATGCAATCCAAATCTCTGAAAGACTTGAACAGTCTGGTGCGTGGTTTACACTAATCCACAATGATGGGTCTAAGGAAAAGTTCCAGCGTAAACAATGGGTCACTAAACTGGAGAGTGAAAAATTCAGAGAAAGTGTCTTGACTATTATTGAAGAAGATGTTATTATGAAGTTCAAGAATAGAGAAGGCAAAGCAGACGACTTTTACGACCCGGACGATGCTCCGGCACCAGAATAGTCACTATGATTGCCCGGCTCTTTGCCGGGCTTTTTACTGGAGAAATTAATGAAAACAATTCAACTATGGGAAAACAGAGGCACAAAATCAGACAAAGTGTGCATTGTCGATGATGAGGATTATATTAAAGTGATAAAGTCAATCAGTCAACGCGCAAAATGGTATGCACACAGGCCACCAGGCGCCACATCGTATTATGCTGTAAGTGGCGACCGCCGCATCTCTGTACACAGAGTGGTAATGGATCCACCCAAAGGAATGGTAGTCGATCACATAAATGGCAACGCACTGGATAACAGAAAGGAAAATTTGCGAGTTTGTACATATTCGCAAAATAGTTGTAATAAAAAAACTAGATCGGATAGTCAATCCGGCTACAAAGGTGTCGCCAAAGCTGGTAACCGTTGGAGAGCGTATATCGCAGACCCCGAAACCCCAGCAACAAAAAAAAGAAATATTGGATTGGGTACCTATGATAGTCCAGAAGAGGCTGCTAAAGCATATGACAAAAAAGCAAAACAGATGTATGGAGAGTTTGCTCACCTAAATTTTCCAGAGGACAAACAATGAAAAGAATGATGATAGTAGACGCGTATAACCAGTTTATCCGCGGATATATAGTAGACCCTAGCAAGAACCCAAACGGCTCTCCTATCGGTGGAATGAGGACGTTTATCAACATCTTGAACAAGCTTACAAGAGAGATAAAGCCTGATCTTATGGTTTTAGTTTGGGATGGTAAAGGTGGAAGCAAAAAGCGCCGTTCCATGAATAAGTCCTATAAAGGTGGCAGAAGGCCCCCTAGGACAAACTGGTCACAAGTGGGTATGGATGAGNCTGATATTGTTGACAACAAAGTTTGGCAACAAATGAGAGTGATTGAATATTTTAACCAAACTCCAGTAATTCAGTTTATGGAGCCTCTAGTAGAGGCAGATGATGTAATCTCTTATGTGAAGAGTAGTTCAATGTTTTCAGAATGGCAAAAAGTAATTGTATCCGCGGACAAAGATTTTATTCAACTTCTTGATGATAAGACCATCTTACATAGGCCTATACAAAAAGAATATCTAAACAAAAACAGTATAGTGGAAAAATTTGGTATTCATCCTCTCAACTTTGCGTTGGCTAGAGCTATTGTAGGAGATTCTTCGGATAACCTTCCAGGTGTCCCTCGTGTTGGCCTGGAAACTGTTTCAAAGCGATTTTCTTTTCTAAAAGAGGAGAAAGCATACTATTTATCTGATGTTATCACTGAATGTGAAAAATCTGAAAACAAGCAAAAAGTGTATACAAATATTTTAGACAATGAGGAGTTAATAGAAAACAATTATGATATTATGCAGTTATCTTCGCCCATGCTATCTATTCAAGCCAAACAAGGGATTGACGATACGTTTGAGCAATATAAGCCCCACTATAATCAAACGGAAATAAGAAAGCTTATGCTCCAAGATGGAGTGCTTACAGTATCTACAACTGATCTGGAACAAAGATTTAACAATATTATTACTTCCTTTTCTTGATAAAACGTGGTAGTATAATCTAAATAAAAGGAAGATTAATGGAACAAGACAAGAGTTTTTCAAAATTTGGCAAGAACTTTCAAGAAGATTTGTGTCATTTAATACTCAACGATCGAAGTTTTGCAGATCAAATCTTTGAAGTTTTAGATTTAAATTTTTTAGAGTTGAAGCACCTCAGGGTTTTCATTGGAAAAGTTAAGGAGTATCGAAAAAAATATGGAGTCCACCCTACATCTAACATTATGCTGTCCATCATACGAACAGGTTTGGATGGGGAAGCAGAATCAGTCAAAGTCAGAATACGAGAATATTATGCGAGAGTGCTCGCGAACGGAGACATACCGGATAGTGCTGATTTTATCAAGGATACTGCGCTGGATTTTTGTAAAAAACAAAAACTTAAAGAAGCGCTTATTAAGTCGGTCGACTTAATTAAGTCTTCCTCCTTTGACGAAGTATCTAAAGTCATAGACAATGCATTGAAACTTGGCTCTGATAACACTTTGGGCTATGACTACTTAGCAGATTTCGAGGCGCGGTTTGTTAAAAAAGCAAGAGACCCTGTAACTACGGGATGGAAAGACATTGACGAAATTGCAAAAGGAGGCTTAGGAAAAGGTGAATTGGGTGTCGTGGTTGCTCCTACTGGCGCAGGTAAGTCTATGGTTTTGGTCCATCTCGGTGCTCAAGCTCTTAAAGAAGGTAAAAATGTCCTCCATTATACTTTGGAGCTTGCTGACACTGTTGTCGCAAATCGTTATGACTCTGCTATTACTGGCGTGGAACTTAAAAACTTAACTATCTTTAAAGAAAAAATATATGATGAGATTAAAGATATACAAGGTAAGCTTATTATAAAAGAATATCCAACCAGAAGTGCAAGTATCCAAACCATTAAAAATCACGTAGAGAAGCTAAAACGGCGAAATTTTAGTCCGGACATGATCATCGTAGACTATGGAGACCTAATTCGACCAGAAAATAGCAGAAAAGATGAGAAAAGGCACCAATTAGAAACTATTTACGAAGAGCTTAGAGGAATAGCTCAAATCTGTGAGTGTCCACTCTGGACAGCGTCGCAAACTAACAGGTCTGGGTTGAATGCTGAAGTGATCACAATGGAATCAATTTCCGAAGCATTCAACAAATGTTTTGTAGCAGATTTTATTTTTACAGTGTCAAGAACTGTAGAAGATAAAAACACAAATCAGGGTCGAATCTTCGTGGCAAAAAACCGCAACGGCCCAGATGGACTGGTGTATCCAATTTTTATGGATACTAGCAATGTTAAGATTAAGGTTTTGCCAAAAACTGGCGAAACGGCGAATGATATTATCCAAAAATCTTCTGCTGAGAGGTTACAGAACCTGAAGGAGAAGTATGCGGTCTTTAAAAGAGAAGGAGGAAAGAAATAAATGGAACTATCAAATGAAATATTATCAGAAATTACGGTGCATATGAAGTATGCAAGGTATCTGCCAGACCTTAAGAGGAGAGAGTCCTGGGATGAATTGGTGACTAGGAACATGAATATGCACATTAAGAAATTTCCAGAACTAGAACTTCAGATAAGGAAAGCATATAAGATGGTATACAGTAAGAAAGTTCTGCCTTCAATGAGATCTATGCAGTTCGGGGGCAAGCCAATTGAAGTCGCGCCGAATCGAATTTTTAATTGCGCGTTTATGCCTGCTGATGATTGGAGATGCTTTGGAGAGGCAATGTTTTTATTGCTCGGTGGAACAGGAGTAGGATACTCGGTACAGAAGCATCACGTTGAGAAATTACCAGAAATAACTAGACCAAACATGAACAGAACTCGAAGGTTCCTAGTCAACGATTCAATCGAGGGTTGGGCAGATGCAGTTAAAACTCTAGTTAACTCTTACTTCAAAGGAGGCTCAAGGCTTCGCTTTGATTACACAGATATACGCCCGAAAGGTGCTGCTCTCATTACTTCTGGAGGCAAGGCCCCAGGACCACAACCACTCCGTGAGTGCCTGGTCAAACTAGAGGGAATGCTCTCGCAGAAGGAAAATGGAGATAAACTAACGCCGATCGAAGTGCACGATATGATCTGTCATATAGCTGACGCTGTGCTGGCAGGCGGTATCCGTAGGGCTGCCCTTATCTCATTG